TCTTCAACCTATTTATATGAATTTTCCTTATGTTATCCACGATGTTCTACTTATCCAGCATAATCCCAAGCCTTCGTTATATCGACAGGAATTGTAATCTCATCTGGAATTAAAATTCTATTGGCAAGGATGAGACCACACCAAATCAAACTATCTGATCCTGAAGTATTGGTCAAATTATTCCAAGAAGGCTCTAGTATCATGGGGTTAATCGGCTGATTATCCAAATCGCCCCACTCTGCGACTGATCCGCCCGGTGGGTCGCTCACCAAATCTCGTCTACTCATATCGAAAACAATAACTTCTTTTCCGTCCGGTAAATTAAAATAAAACTGTGGATCAAATCTCCTATCACTATACGCTCCGACGTAGATATTTTGACCCCAATCTTGTACCCAGTAAAGGATTGCTCTGTTTCTAACTGCTACATCAGGAGCTTCAGTCGGATCAAAGATCACATGCATATAGTTACCTTTAGATGCGTCTTCGGCATTTAAAATTCCAGAAGCCTTGGTGGCTCTATCGTCATAAAACTCCCACCATGCTTCCCCGGTGCCGGACCGTAAGGGCATTTTAATACCAGAGGATACAGATTCCATCGCGGCCGCTGCCGGGCCTGCCTTTACCGCTGCGGTACCCGACTCAAGACTAGACCCCGCAATACTCACTCCATCATCTTCATGTGTTTCACCAACTGCATTCCAAGCCCATATATAGGGTTCGTTCATAGGATTATGTGGAAGCCCGGCCGCGGCTTCTTCAACCTTAACCGATACTGGTCCGGGCATAGGAGTTCTGCTCATAATGTCGGCCAAATGAATAGCCCTGGCTCGTTGCTCCACCCAATCCTTAGCCTCAATAATAAAGGTATTAGCTCTGGTCACTCCAGGAAGAGGCTCATAATCTCCGGCCTCAGGAGAATCCGTCATGAAACTCCGAATCATATAGGTATAGTTATTGACCCGGTTAAGAAAGTGTAGATAAACTTCTTTCGGAGTCATGCTGGCTGCTGGATGCGTAGAGGAAACACCAGGGGTTAAGCAGTCAATCTCTAAACCCCCCGGCCGCTGGGTATCCTCGGCCGTTCCATTTGCCGTATACATCCACATGGCTATATTATTAATGTGTGGACCATCAGTATCGGTCATCCAAACAGACCCATTAGATTTAAACGGAGAGTTATTGCTTATGAGAGAAATGCTTGTTGAATTGACAGAAGTATACACAATCGAATGAGCATTTACTGTAGTATTGGCCGCATCATAATTTGTAGTCAGTGTAAGAACTTGAGAAAAATGCATAAAATTATTAGCTAACCAAGGATGGTATGCGGGAAGATAATTTAGATTTTGAGGTTTTCCGGCTGTTTGCTTATCATTATATTGATGCTCACCGCTTAAAAAGTCGGTCCATGCAACAAAACTATAGAGATTATGCCAACACCAAACCATATTATTGGCTAGTAAATATAAATTATCAAGGGACATGTCGTCGGCAACATTTTCGGTTCCGGTACTATTAACAAGTCCACCAGCATATCCATCATAGGTCATATATCTAAATATGCTTTGGCTATTTCCTTGCTTACTATCCGTAGTCCACGAAGAAAATTCACCAGCTTCGTCTAAGGGTAATGGATCGACGGCCGATATAATCACACTATCATCAATACCCAAGTTGTGAAGCTCAAAAACAATACTCTGTAAAATTCCAGAAATTGGATATGCATATTGATTTTCAGAGGTAATATAGTCTATATCAGGTTTATGTGGATTGACAAAGGCATTAGATATATTTACTGCGTCCATCAACGCAAAAGTGTTAGCAGCCATAATAATTATCCTCCACAGAACACAGTTGGGCTACAAGATGCAGCCGAAGCATCAGATCCACAGGCTACAGGATCTCCAATTCGAGCCATTTGCAGTCCATTTACATTAACAGTTGACGACCCAGATTCCAGCACACTTGAATGACAATCGGGATTACTACCGGGGCGACAATGTACAGTCCAGGCATCACCCAAACGATGAACAGGAATTCCATTCACGCTCACATCAAGCGACCCTTCTGTGCTATTGCGAGGGGGCCAAGATCCATGCCCCGTGCAAATATCACCTAATCTATGTACGTTTTGTCCAAGTCCCATTTTATGTCCTATTCGTCTATCGGGCTGGGTGGGTTGAGTTCAATATTAGGCCCACCTGAAATTTCAGTATCTTTCTTTGACCGAGAAATATATTGACCATCAACCTCCTGCTTTTTATCCCCAGCAACAATTATATTATGATTCTTACCTACAGTTTCGTCTACATTGTTATCAACCTGTTCAAACTTTCCTCCGCCAATCACACGATCTGACATTTCACCAAACAATATTACATTGCGCTTAGTGGTTGTATTATTATCATCATATGCGTCCTTGTTGCCATAAGTCTCTGTTGTAACTCCATCTACATTAAGCATGTAGTCATTGGCAATCGTAACCTTTGAAGTACCACCCTTATTTCCTCGGCCTACAATTCCCTTTGACGAATCAATTTGATTTCCAACATAATGATAGTAATCAGAATGACAATCGAGCGTGGTATCATCCCCCACCTGTGTAGTGTGAGTTCCTTTTACCATTAAGTTATAATCGCCATTGACCTGATGAGTGAAATTGCCTTTGGTGTACATATTACAATCACCCTCGACAGTAACAATTACGCTTCCTTGAATATTTACCCGATCATTTCCAACAACTAATGTGAAATTATCACGAACAATTTTTTCTACTTTGCTACCATCAGGAAACACTTCATAGTATGTTCCTGACCGATGAGATTCTTTAATGCGTTCAGACCCCGGAGTATCATCAGCCTCAAACAAATGCCCACTCTCTGTTTCGCGAACATGGTTGTATGGATACTTTGCATTAAAAGGATTCTCTGGCTGCGTTGTCGTTGGATTAGCCTTTCCGGTCCAGGCAGGCGAGTCGCCTGGAGGTGGAGTATCGTCTAATGTGTCAGTAAAGGCTGCAACAGCAACATCAAAAGTTCTTTTTACGTCATGTACTTCTGTGAGAGTATCGGCTTTCACTCCCCGGGCTTGTCGAGGAACATTTGCTTCTGTGTTTTCGGGATAAAAAACTTTAGATGCAGATTGAGGATAATCTTCAGAGACTAAAATTCCACCCCCCAACAAATCAGGAATAACTTTTCTAGGAGCATAGGCCACATAATCATCTTCATTTCTTACTCGGTCGTCCGTAAATCCTTCTGCGCCTGAAACTCTATGAGCATCGCCAACAAATTCTTTAGGATCCGAATCAACACCACCAATCTTATCCATGAAAACACTCGGAAGGCGAGTGTGTGGTATCGCCAACTTCTCCATAAGAGCCAAAACTTTTGTCATAATAGCCATATAATTATCTCAACTTCTTTAAGGCTTGTTCTTCCACTAGTAGTGGCGTGCCATCTGCGTTCGTTGCTCCGCGAGGATCTGGAACAGACCTCCATATCCACTCATAAACATTACCGTAAATATCTATAATCGGATCTATCATTTCATAATCAATATCACCACCTACTGTAATATGAGGAGCATCTGCATCTGGATGAAGGGGTTTTTCATAATTTGCCTGCACATCATATGAAGCTGGATGCCATTTACCAAACGACGACCAAGCCTTGTGAGGAGCAATTCCCGATGAATATGGCGCCTCGGCCGATGGAGGTAATGCCTTTCCTTGCTTTGAATAATTATTTTTCCATTGATCGACTCTTCGTTGTCGTATTTTTTCTTGAGTTGCTATTTTATCGTTTGTTGCGTCGGTGGCGCGTCTCTCAGCCTTGGCACTAGTAAGGTTATCATAATACTCTTGAGATTCTTCTAATGTTGCTCCCCATTCTATTCCCCTATAATAAGCGACCGCACTTACAAAGATGGGAGGTAAACCAGCATCATATCTAATTTGTTCTGGTGCAGTTAGTTTTCTTCCTGAAAATGTTGTAAACTGATTACCAGAAATTCCTTGACCAACTGCTCGCATATAACTTGAATATTCGGCTTTCTTATCACGTTCTGTAGGTAGTGCATTAGCAGAAACCGGAACTGGTTTTGCAGTAATTGGTTTTTCAGGCTTTCCTGTTTTTTTAGCCTGGGCGGCCATTGTCTCTTTCTTAGCCGCTTCAATTTCATCTCGTTTTTCTTCTGTAAGAACGGCTTGCGTTGATACTTCTTCTCCAGTTTCGTTTGCAACAACTTCCGACTGTTCAGTAACAGCCAATGCTGCGGTTGCACCATCCTTTCCCCGACCATCATCAACACCCGCAGCTAACTCTGGCGCCTTTTTATTAAACTCTGCTTCTGCACTTTCGGGCGCACCTTTCAAACACTCCGACGCACTTTTAAATCCAGGAAAGGCAGCCGCCAATGCATCTCCAGGAATTGACAACACATCCATACCCAAAGAACCAAGATCAATTGCACCAGACTTTACTGCCTCCATAGCTGCTTCTAACTCCGAAAATCCACTAGCAATATTCTCCCATTCTGCGGCAAGATTTTCTTGAACTTGATTCTTTGCGTCTATAGCCGCCTTTTCTAAAGCCTTTGCTGCCTTGTCGGCCGCAGACGAAACTTGGGTTGCCATTTCACTCATCATATCAGATGCCGACGGAGGATTTTTAATTCGATCTTTCTTTTCTTTTGCCTTTTTCTGAAGGTCTTCATAAGATTCGGAAACCGCATCGGCCTTAGAATCTACCTTATCGCTTGCAAGTTTTCCAAACGCAGCAGGATCAGGCGCCTCGGGAAAAGACGGAATCCCAGGAATACTAGGGCACACCGGTTCACTAGGCATTGCCTCGGCCAATGCATCAAGACTAATTGGAGATTCAACAAGGTCTTCCACATTTTCAGGAACAACAGAAGTCAGCCCAGGAGCATTCGGTAATGGAGTTGGTTCCGAAGAGGTTAACCCGGGAGCATTTGGTAAATCTGGATGTGAAGTACCATCATGTGCCATTGTATGCTCCTGTGTTGATTGTTCCTAGAATCACGCGATCTTGTGCATCTTCACCATCTCGAAAGAATCCAAGAACCCAGGTTCCTTCTTTTGGAGAATGCACTTCACCTTGTGCGCTATTAAGCGGAAGCATAGGATATGCCCACGGAAGATGCTCTGTTGGAACTTCTTCTCGACTCGCGCTGTCAAATCCATATGCACGAACTCTCATTCGTCCAATCCCGAGAGGGTCCATTCGGTCTTCTATGACGCCTTCAAACCAAATAAATCCATCTCGCCCCATTCCAGTTTTCATGCTTTAATTCCTCGGCGCTTCTTTTCGTTTTTAATCCAAGTCTTTGCGCTGCGTCGTGATGGGCCTTTCTTGATCCAGGCAATGGTTGTTTTATATGCATTCATCGTTTCTTTATTTGCATCTTTTCCTTGACTATTATCTACAATAACAATTCGGCCCTTGAACAATCTCTGAAAGGCACCAATGTTGGCCTGAACATGGGACCACATATCAGAAACTTCCTTGTCAGGAAGGGTCCGGGCCCGCATACGATTTCTTTCTAACGAGGTGTCTTCTGTGGTGTTCACAAAAATCATCATGGTATCATATCCAAGGCGCTCTAGCCCAGCTTTTTGCTTTTTGATTTTCTCGACATCTTTTCCTGTTCCGTCAATCAAAAGACCGAGACGACCATCTACAGCCAAGCCTTGCTTCTTTTTCGTGAGGGCTTTAGCTCCTCCACGAATGTTTTGCCCTTTATCGGAATAGATATTTTCAGGTGTCGTTTCCAATCCAGCCTTATTCAAAAGAGCTTCAAAAGCATCGTCGGAATTAATCAACACAAGCCCCATTGAAGTAAGCCCTGTCTTTCCGGCAATAAATGATTTACCCGAGCCAGGACCACCTGCCATGAACACTGCCTTGAAAATTGCAGGATCGTTGACGCCTTCGTTTAGTAAAAACTGCATAAATGATTTCATTTTTATATCCTTATGTCCAATGGTGGACTGTTTGTTCGGGTAATGGAGATGCATATGAATCGCTAGACAATTCCATATGCAAAGTGTGGGTTGTTTTATTATCTTCAGACGACTTCTCAAGAGAATGTCTTAGCCCTGTAATCAAATACCGACCAGACAGATATTTATCTGTATCGCCATATGTCTCATCCAAAGCAGGAGAAGCTGATGGCAATTTAACCTGAACCACTTCACCGACTGTTCTATCACTATCTCCAGGAACTGTAATTTTTAACTTCTTAGAGAAAAATTGATTGAGTTGAGAAATACGAGTCAATGATGTAGAAGTAGTGCGAGACGATGGTTGGTCTGAATATGCCAAATAATGGTCAGGAATATGCTGAATAAACGAATCAGAATATCCTCCAAGAGACAAATCATTATGCAACATAGTTTTTTCGTCCGAAGACTCTAGATGTTTTATACTCGAATAAGACTGAAAATAATTGCGAGTAGAATCTCCTATCTGGCGAAGAACAATGTCGTGTGTTTTTGCCTTAGATGCATAGGCCCCCGACACAACCCCAGGAAGATAATTTGGAGTAACTGCTTCCACATCCGAAATACCACGATAAGCTCGACCAACTTCTTTCTGCTTACCTTCTTGGGCTATGACTATTTCTTTAGTATATGTAGCCGCAGGCTTTTTATTAATATCAGAATCTATCAAGGCTTCTATGGGACCATAATAATAACCAGTCTGATTTTCAAAAAACACATAACTCGCACCATCTCGATATGAAGGAGAAACAGACCACTTAGTCAACCAATTGATTGCCTTGAACGGGCTCATCGTAGGAACTACACGACTCGTCTGCTCGGTTGTTGGAATTACCTGCAACTTCTTACCCGTCACTCCCCTAAGATGCTGGTCATAAATGTCTTCTACCATATCTGAAATTAAGGATTTGTTGTAGGCCTTTGAAAATTTAACCTTCTGATTTTTAATAAATTCGGGAGAAATAAATCCCAGAACATAAACCTGCTGCCCCTGACTGATTTGAAATCTACTAGGGACCTGATGAAGATGCCCAACAAAGACATATGGCTCTGTTGCAGAGGGGGTAATAAACTTAATGACGATTTTTTCGTTTGTAACTATCGGTATAAACTCAAGCAAAGCCTGTGTCTCGGTAAGCGTAATTTCGCCTTCGATATAATTTTTTTGCATGTTCTCAAAGATGGAAATATTTTTCCAAATATCTCCCAACTTGAAAGACTCTTTGTGGTGAGACGAAAACAATTCGACCGAAATAACATCGACATCACCACCCTTAATCACACCGTCTTGTTTTGTGACTACTTCTGTCATGATATTTTAATCACCTAGTTTCATTAAAGTTTTAAACTCTTCTACAAATTCTTCCAGATAGTCTTTCTTTAATAGATGTATGACTCTCTTGTCTTCATTAGCCGCAGCCTCATAATCCAAATTATAAACAATTCTCTTGGTGCTTGCTGTTCCTAATGAAGTATTGACATATTGTTCTTGTGTAATCCAAACTTTTTCGAGCAACAATGTCGAGCCAGAAGCATCATATAAGTCCCGCTCAAAGTGATGAATTCCGGTTTGTATTGAAACCAAGTCTCTTGTCTTGTCCCACGAAAAATTCTCAAATGTAGTAGAGTCTGTTTCTACATTGATCTGAAAATACCTTTGAGCCGGGTTAGTGTCAGCTATCCACGCACCATAAGGATTACTAGTTTCATCAGCCAAGGCCTCACCGGCCTTATAAACCGACTTGGCAACCACCTTAGCTGGAGATGTATATGAAATAAGAGGAAAGTTTTTGGCTGCATTAAAATTTATAATATAGCTCCAAGCGGCCGCAGTAGTTACGCTATTACTAACGGGAATAGTTAAAAACGGATCTGTTATTGTCAAGACCCTAGTTTCGCTGTCATAGGTGTTGATAATTCTTGTATTACCCGTAATTCCTGTTGTTCCATTACCTTCACTCGTTATAGTAATCGTTCCATCTTCATATCTATAGGGAATAGACGATGCATCATCTTGCAAAGTAAAACTCTTTGTCTCATACCCAGAAGTGACGGCGGTTATATTTCCGGTATGAGTTCCAGTAGATCGGTCATACCAAGTGTCCGGAACAAAAAGGTTTACAGTATCTCCAATCTCTACATTTTTAAATGGGTTGGTGTCTGAATCAGCATATATCCAAATGGCCGTTGTATTTCCCGCAGGAAACGATCCAGACACAATTCCTGTATTTCCTGAGGCGGATGAATCGACCACATCGCCGTAGGCGCCAGTATGTCTTGGTCTAGTAGTATCATCCGACACCAACCCCGTCACCAAATCTATTTGTTTATCAAAAGTTTGCGCCTCATATGTCACCTCTGTTGGAT